GATAAACGTGCGCTTTTGAGGGCGAGGGCCGCTCAGACTGACGAGAGGGTATCCCTTATTGGAGAGATACTGCCGAAGGATCTTTCCCGATTCCGCATTTCGAATCCGCCCGAGATTCGAAATCTCATAGAGACGACCCCAGGGCTGTATAGGGATCGGTTTGAAAGATTCATTCACTTCCGCGCATTCTAGCTCAAAAACCAAATGTCGGTCCGCCGAAAGTTCCTCGATCAGCAGTTGGTGACGGAGTTCGCCGAATTCCGCGCGCTCGAAACGAAAATCGAAAAGTGGCTCACCATCGTTCGCGAAGAATTCCTTGGCAAATTCTCGCAGGGTTACATTTGCCCAATAAACGGTCCCTTCCTCGTTGTCGTCGAAAACGGATCCCGATCAAACATCGATTGGAAGGAAGAATTATCTCTTCGCATCAGGAGCGACTACGAGCTGCTCGGCCATTCCGGGACGCGCTCGATCGAGCTTGCTGCTGAAGCTATGGTCGAGATGGAGCGGGTCGCCGGCAGGACGGTCTTCCCGCGAGTAGTGACAAATACCAATCCGGCCTACAACGGCAAACTGATGCGCGCGATCGTGAAGAAACTCGACGCGAGGAGCTCGCGGGGCTTCTAATGCCGAACCTTTTTGCATTGCCAGATGACGAGCTGCTCGCTCTGTGCGCCTGGCGCGAAGCACGCGGCGAAGGCGAGGCTGGATTCGTCGGCGTGATGAACACTATCTGCAACCGCGCGCGCGACTGGAAGTGGACGATCCAGCACGTCATCCTGGATCACAACCAATTCACCAGCATGAGCGTCGCGTCGGATCCCGAGTTCAATCTGTTTCCGGTCCAGGACGATCCCGTCTACGCCCGGTGTCTCGACCAGGCGCGCCAGATCCTCGCGAGCAAAGGCCAGGACGACAATACCAACGGCTCTCACTGGTACGCGAACCTGAAGCACATTTCCGAGAACGGATGGTTCGATCGAAACATCGTGCAGCACGAGGATGTTCACCCGGTGACGGCCGTGATCGGCGGGCAGACGTTCTATGCCTAAGAAATCTCGCAAGCTCGTGCGCAGGTTGACCATAAAGATTTTTCAGCCGGACGGGCTAAGCCATGTGACGAGGATTGTGCGCGCGCCCGCGGGTAAACACTTCCCAGAACATGGCGTCGATGGAGTACTCGATGAGATAGCCGAAGAAATCGAACGGCGCGCGCCAGGCGTGGAATACCGGCTCGTTGAGATCGGCGATAAGGGTTGCTTCAATTTCGTTCCGGTCCTGAAGGGCGCAGCCAGTGCCTAGAGGATCTGGCCGGCGGCCGCTGCCGACGGCCGTCAAGCGAGCTCGCGGCAATCCCGGCAAGCGGAAGTTGAATGACGCCGAGCCGCAGCCGCTTCTTGGGGAGCCCGAGATGCCGGAGGATCTCCCGGCCGCCGCTGCCGAGGAGTGGAAGCGAATTGTCCCGGAGCTGCGGACCCTTGGCGTGCTGGCAAAAATCGATCGCGCAGCGCTCGCGGCATACTGCCACGCTTACGCCCGATGGTTCGAAGCAGAAAAGCACGTGGTAGAGCGCGGCATCGTGATCGAAGAGCCAATTCTTCTGATGGGAGTTGCGACCGACTACGTACGACTGAAAAAGAATCCAGCCGTCACAATCTCCGAAACCGCCACAAAAATTATGAAGTCGTTCCTCGTCGAATTCGGGATGACGCCTTCCTCGCGTTCGCGCGTGCGGATCGAGAAACCGGTCGAGGAGGATCCCATGGATACCTTCCTAAAGGGCGGCGCCGAGGCGTCGACGCCGGATAAGAAGCATGTCAACTAACGCCGTTCCATGGCCCGACGGGAGAAAAGCAAAGTTGATCTCGAGCATCCGGCCGAGAAATACGTTTCTGACATCATGGCCGGCCGCATCGCCGCTTCGAAGTGGGTCCGGCGCGCGTGCGAGAGGCACCGGCGAGATCTCGACGATGCGCACAAACGAGGCCTGTACTTCGATCCGGCCGCGGCGCAGCGCACGATCGATTTCTTCGGCTTCCTTCGGCATTCAAAGGGCGAGTGGGTCGGCCAGCCGTTCGTCCTGGAGCCGCCGCAGCAATTTATCGTCTGGGTCCTGTTCGGCTGGAAGCGAGCCGACGGCATGCGCCGCTTCCGCGTCGCGCACATCGAGGTCGCCCGCGGCAACGGCAAGACGACATTGCTCGCCGGCGGAGGCCTCTACCTGTTCTTCGCCGATGGCGAAGGCGGAGCTGAGGTCTATTGCGCCGCCACGAAGAAGGATCAGGCGAAGATCCTCTTCAGTGAGGCCGAGCGCATGCGCTCCGCTTCGCCAGGCCTCAAGAAAAGAATTTCGAGTTTTCGCAACAATATGAACATCCCCGGGACCGCTTCGAAATTCGAGCCGCTGGGCGCAGATGCGGACACGCTCGACGGCCTGAACGTGCATGGCGCGATTATCGACGAGTTCCACATGCACAAGAGCCGCGAGCTGCTCGACAAGCTGCAGACGGCCATGGGCAAACGCCGGCAGCCGCTGCTCTTCACCATCACCACCGCCGGCCACGATCGCGCGACGGCCTGCTGGAACCAGCACGAGTATGCCGAAAAGGTTCTGGACGGCATTGTCGACGACGATACGTTCTTCGCTTTCATCGCGGCGCTGGACGATGGCGACGACTGGCAGGACGAGCGCAACTGGATCAAAGCGAATCCCTTGCTCGGCACGGCTGTGAAGATCGAGGAGCTGCGCACCGTGGCGCACCGCGCGGCGCAGGATCCATCGTCGCTCAATTCTTTCCTGCGTTACCGGCTGAACAAATGGACGTCGAGCGAGACGTCCGCGATCCGCGTGGAAGACTGGCGCGCCTGCGTTGGTTTCCCGCTCGATGGCAAGGATCCTCGATCACTGCGTGCGGAGATCGAGGGGAAGTACGAAGGCCGCGAGTGCTTCATCGCCGTGGACCTGTCGTCGACCGAGGACATCACCTGCTCCGGGAAATTGTTCCCGCCGGTCGAGGACGAGGAGCTCTGGGTCTTCATCCCGCATTTCTGGCTGCCGGAAGAAAACCTGAAAAAGAAAATCGCGGAATGGCGTGTGCCCTATGACGTCTGGGCCCGCGAAGGATTCCTGCTTACCACTGAGGGCAACGTCGTCGACTATGACGTAATCGAGAAGCAGATCCTTGCCGACGTCGGCCGCTACGACGTGCGCGAAATCTGTTTCGATCCCTGGAATGCCACGCAGTTCGCAAACAGCCTGCAGAAAGCCGGCATCCCGCCGGAAAAGCTCGTGAAGTTCCCGCAGACAATCGGCGCGTTCGCCGAGCCCACGAAGAAACTCCTCGAGGTGATGATTCCGACCCGAACGATCGCGCACCTCGGCAACCCCGTCCTCACCTGGATGGCCGCGAACCTCACGGTCCGCGAGGATGCGAACGGCGCAAAGCGTCCAATGAAAGGCAAGGGCCGCGGGAAGATCGACGGCATGGTCTCGCTCATCATGGCGCTGGGCCGCGCGATCGCAACTCCCGATGCTGGCGGGTCGGTCTACGAGGGCCGAGGAGTCGTGACCCTTTGATAGACATGTCGGCCGTTTTTCGCGAAGCCCGCGACGCTGAACTCGGCCGCCTGGAGGCGCGAGCTGAGGCCGAGCGGCGCAGCTCGCTGGAGAATCCCCAGACCCCACTATCTTTCCCCGCGGAGTGGCTGCTCGATATCTGGCAGGGCGGGCGAACCGACTCCGGGATCCGCGTCTCGGAAATGACGGCTCTGCAGGTCTCCACTGTTTTTGCATGCGTGCAGCTCATCGCAAACGCAGTTGCCGGCCTCGATCTCAACGTCTACGAGCGGTATGTCACGGAGAAAAACGAGCGCGCCGGCAAACGGCTCGCATTCGACCACAACCTTTTCGACCTTCTTCAGAACGAGCCGAACGACGAAATGACGTCGTTCACCTTCCGCAAGACGCTCCAGTGTCACGCGCTTCTGTGGGGAAACCTATACGCAGAAATCGAGCGCGACGGCGGAGGTCGTGTAATCGCGCTCTGGCCCAGGAACCCGGCCCGCTGCAAACCGTATCGCACCGCGAGCGGCTTGCTGGTCTACAAAACCTCCGAAGGCATGGACCAGCTGACGACGCCCGGAGAGGACGATAAGAACGAAGGCCCGCAGCGAACGATTTTCGCGGAAAACATGATTCACGTCCCGGGCCTGGCCATCGATGCCCGGCTAGGCCAGTCGGTCTCTTGGCTTTCGCGACAGGTACTTGGCTTGGCCCTCGCTACTGAGAAATTCGGCGGGAAGCTGTTCGCCAATGGCGCGCGCCCAGGCGGGGTCCTCGTGCATCCCGGGAAGCTCTCCGATAAAGCGCGCGCAACACTCAAGCAATCCTGGCAGGAAGCGCAGGGCGGAGAGAACGCCCACCGCGTGGCGGTGCTCGAGGAAGGCCTGAAGTACGAAAAACTCGCCGCGACTCCGGAGGAGGCGCAATTTCTCGGAACTCGCGAGTACCAGCGCGTCGAGATCTGCGGGATCTTCGGCGTGCCGCCGCACATGATCGGCGATTCGTCAAAATCGAATCGCGCGAACACCGAGCAGCTCGGACTTGAGTTCGGAACGTATGCTCTCAACCCGCACCTAAAGGCCTGGACCCAAGAGCTTACGCGCAAGCTCTTTCCGAAGGTCGGTCGCGCCGCCGG